AAAAGGGAAAATTCTAACAAGCTTAGCTATGCCGATCATCTTCGGGCTTTGTTGGACGGTAATGGCAAGATCGTCATCATTGATAGACGGGACTGTAACCCATTTGATGGCATTCAAGCTGTCAGAGCCATGCTTAGCCGTTGTACATTCGACGAGCAACATACTGATAAGGGCATAAAGCACTTAGAAGGCTATCGCAAGCTGTGGGACGATAGGCTCGGTTGTTACAAGAATACACCCTTCCATGATGAGCATAGTCATGCTGCAGACGCATTCCGTTATCTAGCTATAGGACTGCAGAATATAGAGATCACATCAAAGGGATCAGTCGAAAACGATTTAAAAGCAGTAAACAGGTATTTCTCATAATTATAGGGACTGTAAAATAAATAGTGTATTCGTTACGGTGAGATTTAACACGATACGAATTGCAAGAGGTGGTTTATTCGCAACAACGATCCACAGTTTTGGCCGGAAGAAAGTCTTAATACATCCCTCCGGCAGTCAATGGAAAAGAATTATTCCGACTGCATAAACATATTACAGACGCAATGGTATCAAGCTGATGTAGATCAACGCTTTTATCTAGGCGATCAAGATATCTGGGGATTGATATTCCCAGGTGTAGCGACATATCGTCGTAAAGTCTGGAATTTCAATATCATGAATCCTATTGTTCAGGCTATCACTGGGCAGCAGAGACTCACGCGCAAATCTACAGCATCTATTCCTATTCTTAATGGCAGTCAAAAGACATCAGACCAGCTTACTAAATGCCTATATCACAATCATAAGAGAGGGTTCTATCAGACTTTCTCCGATGCTTTTGAATTAGGTGCTTTAGTACAAGGTTTAGGCTTCATGTATATGTGGGCAGATTATACACAAGATCCTATATCGCCAGATCCTCGCTGGCGGTATGTGGATATGAAATCATGCCTCTTTGATCCGTATTTTCGAAAGCATGATATGTCTGACGCTCGCTATTGGTGGATGCGTACCTTTTTTGATCGCAATGAAGCTGCAGTATTATATTCACAATTTGCTGATGAGATCTTATCATTGCCTAAAGGTACATATCGAGATGATAAGTTCTATTACATGCCTGAAGTGTATCAGATCCAATTTCCTAACTTGATTGCTTTTGATGAATATTGGTATCTTTCTAATCGTGAAGCTACTTTTCTAGTGGATAAGAAGACAGAAGAATGTCAGGAATTCACAGGAACTAAAGAGCAGCTAAAAGAATTGATGTATGCATTTAAGGGGCATCTTGCGACTATTAAAAAACCTATTCCTACTGTTAGGCGTTCTATCATTCTTAATGATCGTGTTCTTGTTGATGAACCTAACCCATACGGCATTGATAAATATCCTTGCGTTCCTATATTGGGCTATTTCACAGCTGATACTCCTTATTATGCCTATAAATTTCGTGGTGTTTGTCGCGATCTTAGGGATCCTCAGTATCTTTTTAATCGTCTCAAAGTATCTAATCTCGAAATATTAGATGCCCAACAACAAGGACTTAAGATTAAGAAGGGTGCTTTGGTCACTCCCGAAGATGGCCTAAATCAAGGTCATGGCCGAGTACTTAGTATTGATCCAGAATTCCAGATGGATGACGTTCAGCCAATGCCTATCGTGCCTCCTTCACCTGTCATGTTGCAGATGGAAGACATGATTAAAGACATCATCTATCGGGTTGCTGGCGTTGATCCTGCCTCTATGGGTATGGAGGTAGATGATAAGGCTGGAATCATTTCTATGATGAGGCAAGCAGCTACAGCACGCAATCTAACGAAGTTATTCGACCAAGCAGATGAATGCCAACGGCTATGTGGAGAGATAGAGATTGAATTCATCCAGAAGAATTGGACATATGGAAAGGTCCAGCAGGTTATCGGAGAACAACCTACAGCAGAATTTGACAATAAGCTATTCTTCAAATATGGCTGTAAAGTGGTTCAAGTGCCTTTGACAGAGTCACAACAGCAATTAGAGCTTGCACAATTGCTACATATTCAACAGTTGGCTCCTGATACCATGCCAATGGATGAGATCATTGAAGCTATGACAATTCAAAATAAAGATCGTGTCATCGAAAAGATTCAAAAGCGTCAACAAGCATTAGATGAGCAGAATCAGAAGATGCAAGAATTGCAGATGAAACAATTTGAAGTTGATATGTTAACAAAGGTCGCTTATGCTCATTCCCAAGAAGGTTTGGCGAAAGAAAGGGTCGCTAAAATTCAAACTGATTCAGCTGTTGCTCAAGATAAGTTACGCAGAGCACATCAGGAAGATACAGCGTCACTCTTAAATGTAGTCAAAGCAATGAAAGAACTTCAAGGTATGGATCTTGATAATATTATGCGTCAGGTAGAAATCCTCAATGCGATATCTCCGGCAGCTAATCCAGAAAAAGAAACAGTAACTCAAAACGTAGCATAGGGGAATTTATGAATTGGGATCTTTTAGAATCAAAGCTTAAAATCATGGATGGAATGTTTAAATCAGGTTTTCCATTGAATATTATTGTTATGACATTGCATAGGATTGAGAATCTGAGTGAAGATTTAGCAACAGCAATATTCAATGTTTTAAAAGCAGTGCAAGCAAATCAACCTGTTGAAAATAAAGAAACTTTAGAACAAAATAAAGATGAACAAAAAGAGGTGTCAAATGGCTAAAATGAATGGTAGTATGCCTAACGGCGATATGGCTATGAAAGGTCATAATCAAGGTGATATGTCTCCACATATCAAAGATTATCAGAAACCCGAGAAAGATTTTGCTGAGCGTCAATTTAGCAAAACTCTTGATTACATTGAGAGACAAGATAAACATCAAGGTAAAATGTCAAAAGATATCGAGAAGCAAGGATATTCTGGACGGTATTCATGAGCAAGAAACGCGAGTATATAGAAGAGCAGAAAGGTACTATAAACATGGAAGCTCAGTACACTCAAAAATTCTGTCGGGAACCTGAAAAAACTATACGTGATATATCTGAAAATATCATGCGTCAAGACATGAGAACATTGACATTACATGAACCCAAAAGATAATTTATAGGCTACGACACTAAAATGTGTACGAGCCTTTTTTTAAGGAATTCAATGGCAAAACAAGTTACAAAGCCTATCGGCAGCATCACACAAAAGCCGAAGAAGAAGACAGTTACCTCTTTCCCTCGCCCTCCTATTCAACAAATGCCTTATAAAGGTTAATATGACTTCTTATGATACTGACATCAAATATATCAAAGAAAGTTTGATAAGCCTTCATGCAAAAGTTGATGCTATTACAAATGGTCCGATGTTCACTCGTACGCTATCTATCACAGATTCGTTAGATGAAAAAGTAGCTAAAAATCTTAGAAGTCTAAATGAGATGATTTTATCAGTTAAAGGGCTTATGGCACAGATGAGATCAATTCGTGGACAGAAAAGAAGTGATTGGGATGGTCAAGAAATTCAAACATATCCACAGGAAAAAGAATGTCTAATCCTAGCAAATTCGATCCCAAAAGAAATACAGTAGGAAATATTTATCGTAATGCTCAGATCTTTGGTGAGAAGCAAATCATCACCGGAGACATGAATTATGAGATGAGAAAAAGCCTTGTGGATGATCTTAATGATACCATTGTATCAGGCACAAAGGATTTTGAAGGTCGTCCATTTTACATAAGAGTTTATGAGAAGTGGGATCTTCAGATGAAGAAGGCTTTGCTTAGACGTATGTATAAGATGGTTTATAGGCCATATCCAGAAGCCGACTCGCTTGTGTTTAAAGTGATACCTTCATGCAATGATGTTTATTGGTGTTGGGAGCTTCCTGCACGTCATGAGATGCTCAATGAACTAAACAATCCTGATCTATACGATGCTGAAAGGCTTATGAAGTATAGGCATTGGGAAAACATGAGACTTGAACATTTTGGCTTTACAAAGAACTATGAAGGCAATTGGATTGAAAATCCAATGTGGAGAGGCGATATACGAGTGACCCAACATACAGATAGAGAGACAACAATATCACTTGCAGCACTAGTATAGGCTTTTATTTACAGGACATGTGTAGTTTGATCCCCACTTATCATGTCTTTTCTTTCCGTATCCTATTGCAGCGCATTCGTCAGAACAATAGACCAACTTAAATTTCATTCTTATAGCTGAATCGCAGATAGCACACCTTTTCTTAACTTTTTTTTCTTTTTCAGTCTTTTTCTTGTAAACGCATTTATAGCAGTCACTTTGGTTAATATAGAAATCTTCTTTAGGACAATCCTTTTGACAAGAGGGACATAACATAATCCTCCAAAGTTTTTAATGGACATATAATAGATATATTTAATATGTGTCAATCGAGTGTAACGTGGACATGACTCACCACATAAAAAGGGAATTGCATGACTGAAGTTTTAGATGTGAATAGCGAAGTCCTTGAGGTTGCACCTCAACAACAAGAAACTCAAGTCGTAGATGACAGACAAAAGGCACGAGAAGAAGCTGACGAGCGAGATTTTAAGGCCATGCGTCAAAAGAATGCCGATCTTAAGAAGCAATTAAGAGAACGCCAAGAGATGTTGGATAAGATGATGCTTGCGCAAATGCAACCATCACCTAAACAACCAGAACCACAACCTGATGAATTTGATGCTATCGGTGAAGATGAGTTTATTCCTAAAGGCAAGGTTGAAAAACTTGTCGAAAAGAAAGCTCAGAAATACGCCGAAGAGATAGCTAAACGAGAAGTAGAAAACTACTTTAAGAAAAAGTCAGATTTAGAGTTTATGGATCGTCTCAACAAGCAATTCTCTGATTTCTCCGAGATCGTCAATCCAGAAACATTATCTTTACTTGAAGAAAACGAACCGGAACTAGCTAAGACAATCATAGAACTTAAAGATCCTTACAAGATAGGGATGCAGTCCTATAAGTACATCAAAGCACTAGGACTTGTAAATAAAGCACCAGAAACTCGAAGGGAAAAAGAGATAGATAAGGCTATAGAGAAATCCAATAAAGCGATTCAGTCGCCTATGGGTTTTGACAAAAGACCAATAGCTCAAGCCTTTGAATTAAATGATGCTATGAAAAAACAACTCTATCGCGAGATGAACGGTTATGCGTCTTTAGCTAATTCGGTTCCAGAAATGGGAGCCTATTAAGCTTCCAAAGGAACGTAGATGACAGTATCAATTTCAACGCTGCCTCCTCAGATACAGCAGCGTTATAATGCAAAACTTTTGTCAACTCCAGAGCACAATTTAATTCACCAATTATTTGCTACTCCTGTGGAGTTGCCAGACAACAATGGGTTTATTGATCGTCAGAGTCGCTACGACAGACTTGATCTGTTTGAAGTACCTCTTGATGATGCAATGAATAACCCGCCACCACAATCCCTAAATAGGGTTGATGTCGATACTTTAGGCAGTCGACATATTAGTGATCTCTTACTTTGTGCCGCGTAAGAGTGTATGCGACCTATATTGTTTTAACAAGACAGGTCACAATCACTAACGAGGATAGAATAGTGTCCTCGATAAATCCGCTCTGATAGAGGTGGAAGCCCTAACGTAAAGACGAGGGTGACACTGCGGAAGGACTTAGAGACTTATGGGTGTTAATAGAGGATAACTTTTGATGACAAGTGCAGCGTTTAGTGAAAATGTCAGATGTAATTTGAGGTCTAATCACTCCTTTTTCAGGAAGTTGATAGGTAGATCTCATTTCGATCATGATTCTGCAATGTTCTTTTTTTATCCTAAGATATGGATAGATTCTTGCAAGAAGTTTGTCAAGAGATTCACCAGTAACATTGGCTTCATAAACAGTTCTGCGATTAAGATGTTTTCTTTTTTTAGAAACAACTTTCTCCCAGTAATGAATTCCAAGGAATTCTTTGAGCCAAAGCATAATGGAGATATCTACAGAAGCGAATTTCAATACGGTACGATGAACAACAGGAAATATACCTGTTTTTGCTTTAACAGTATCAATGTAAAAGCAACCGTCGCCATCGATGTAGCCAGCAAGATAAGAAAAATTCAATTCTTCATTCATAATGTTTACTCCTTTACTACATTATATGTTAAAAGCGAGTTACAGTCTACCGTAAACGACTTAGCGAGTGGAATCCGAAAGGATATGCGAAAGTCTGAGCTGCATGGAAACATGCAGAGGGAATGTCGAAGAACTTCCCCGCTTGCGAATGCAAGTCATAAAAGTAACAGTTTGCCTGTTCTCAATAGTGCTGCAGCACGTTTAGGACAATCTCTTCGTGAGACCCAAGACGCATTGCAGCGCGATAATTTGGAATCTTCAGCTTCTATCATTAACTGTGTGAATGGATCCAATGGAGATATTCCTACAGAAATGACCATTGAAGATGTTGACGATGTATTCACAGTTTTGCAAAACAACTCTGGTGAGTACATTACCAATATCGTGGAAGCGGATTTGAAGTTCGGCACAAGCCCGATTGGTGACGCTTATGGATGTATGTGTACTTCAAGAATGATCCCTGTCTTGTATAACATGACTGGTTTCGTCAAGAAGTTCCAATATCCAAATATTAAGGATACGTTAAGTGTAGAACTTGGTGGAGCTAACAACGTAAGATTCTTTATCTCTGAACAGGGTTCAGTGTCACCAAATGCCTCGATGCTGGGTAATGACATTGCTAACTGCTTTGTGGCTGCTAAAGAGTCTTATAAAGTGGTTCGAATAAGCCCAGACCACTCTAAATTTTCCCTGATTGACTTGGAGACCTACGGCGAAAGCTATGGTGACAAGGCGCAAGCAACTTATGAGTGTGCAGCGTGAGAGAACAAGCGGGAAAACTGCGAAAGCAGATGCGATGTTCCGACCTACAGAGGAAACCTGTAGAGATAAGCAGAAATGACTTATCACCCATTCGTGGGATTAACAAAAAGTGGCAAGCGGGAGGCAAGGCAAGGTTTATTTACTTGCCACCTGGGTACAATAATGATCCTTGCATAGAAAGAAGTGTGCAAGTAAAACCTCTTCTGATTGACTTGGAAGCCTACGACGAAAGTTATGGCGACAAGGCGGAAGGCGCAAGCCACCGTGAGAGACTGAGTGAAGAGGCTCTAACAAGAGATGCGACAGTCCGACCCACACAACGAAAGGTGTGGAAGTTAGCAGAAATGACTAACTCCCTTATCCGCGGGGTAACAACCTGGCTTCGGCACACAGCGGGATGTTCGTTCTATCAGGGCCAATGCATCTCCAATGATTTATGGCTTCAAAACCTTCGCTCAACCGGAATTTAAGGAGGAAATATGGCACTACCGTTTAGTTTTATCGGTAAGTGGGACTATACAAATCCTGCTACTCCGATTGCTGTGAATATCCCGATGACGGACAGACCTGATTACATGTTTGTAATGGATTTGACCAACTATGGTAGCGCAAATGCTGCTACAGCGGTCAAATCTGAATGGTTTAGTTCAATGGCTCAAGGTGCATATTTGACTATGGGTCAAACAGCTAATGCCACACCTGCAAGTAGAGTATTATATCCAAATGCAGGAACATCTGGAGGTTTTACCTTCATTGATCAAACCAATCCTCCAGTCTATGCTAAAGTAGCTATTACAGCTATCAACGGCACAACTGGTGTTGTTTCTACGGGGACAACTACAGGAATTAATGTAGGGGATTATGTACGTTTGATCAATGTGACAAGTGCTTTAGAATTAAGTACGATCTTATTTCAAGTGACTGCAGTGAGTGCAGGAGTGAGTATTACTCTTGGTATGCTAGCAACAGCAGTAACAGCTGGTTTGGTTGTTGCTAATGGTACAACTGGATTCTACCAAAAGGTATATCCGGGCTTTATGTATCCTAAACTTTCTCCAGTATTATACATTACACAAGCAACTCAGGCGAAAGTCTATTTTGCTCGTCCTAATGATTATACTCCTGGTGAATTGGTCGACTTCCAAATTCCTACTCCATATGGTATGACACAGTTAAGTAATTTAACTGCGACACCAAGAGCAGGTTTTGTTACTGGACAACCTGCAGGAGGTGCTAGAGTCCTCCAAACAATAAATACAGCAACTGAATCATCAATCGTCATTGATTATGATACAACTGGATTTACAGCATTTCAGTTTCCAACTTCTGCAAATTATCCATTGGGTAATTCACCAGCAGTATGCTTCCCAGCAGGATCTGGAATTGTTCCGTTTGGAGCAACAGCAACGACTATTGGAAGTGCAACACTTCCTCAGTCACCTCCTGGAACCAACTTAGTTGACAGCTTTGATAATCGCGCTCAATACGTGATGAATCTAGGTTTAAATGTTGTTGGTGCAGCTAGTGCTAATATGGTCGTTATCGCCTATAAGGCGGACTTCAATAATGCAATAACTAATGCATAAAAATGAGGGGGAGCAATCC